CGGTTTCAACTGCTTCGTCTTGTCCTTCAGTAAGTTTCTTCTGATATTCAACACGTTGCTTCGCGAGTTCTTCAGGTATCCTAGCCAACAATAGGCCTCCTACTCCAATCACTCCAGCGTATTTGCCTTCGGCAACTACAGGATAGTCAGTTCCAGAATATTCATCAGCTCTCACTAATTCATATCCTTCTCTGAGTCTTCCATAAATATTTTTACTATCTTGAAATCCTACAGATTCTGCTCTTATCCATCTGTGCCTAAAGCCATCAGGCGCCGGTGGTGCATCCAGAGAGGATGGGGGCTTATACTCTTTTGGACGTTCAGTCTTTGTCCGAGTATTTGCCGCACGAGAAGTTATTTTTTTATCTTTTGTCATATGCTTATGCTCCTTCCGTGAGTTTTAATTGTTTTGCATACTCTTCGAGTGGCACATTCAATTTTTTCGCTATTGCGACTTGAGATGATGTGAGTCTCATTTGTTTGCGACCAGTTTTTGCACTTCTATTCGCAGAAGCCACCGACTGAACGGGTCTAGTCGTTTGTATGTTCTCACTCCTATCAAATTTATGAGGAAAGTCAACTCTTATCCGTTTGTCTATTTCTTCATAATATTCACCTGATTTAGGATCATAACCTTCTTTTTCCACTAGATCTTTGTGAATCTCGAATGCTGTAAAAGTCATAGCTCGGTTAGTTCCGAACCATTTATTTTTACCAGCCCAATCTTCAGCCATAGGATCAGCTTGAGGTAGTGATTGTGGAGCTTGTCTTGGTAATCGTCCACCGTCAGAAAGTTGAACAGGTTTCTCTGCCTGTTCAGTCTGTCGTTGTTTTAGTTTAGCATTATCAAACGCAAGCTCTGCTATACGTTTGTTTGCTTGGACTTGAGCTTCAGCATCGCCACTTTCAATAGCTCGCGCAAGATCTTTTTGCGCTGAGTCCATTCCAGTTTTAACATTTTCCTCAAATCTTTTATTATAATCAGCATCAACTTTTTCAAATCTTTCCTGATCAACTTTTCTTTTATTTTCTAAAGCTTGAGCATATTGTACAGCAGCTTCTTCTCTACGTTCTGCTTCTCTCATCTTACGAGTAAGTTTAGCAATACGAGATTGAACTCCTTTACTATAATCCGCTAGTTTAGAATCATCTTCTTTTGTTTCTTCTTTTACTGGTTCTTCTTTTACTGGTTCTTCTTTTACTACTTCCTGTATCTTTGGTTCTTCTTCTTTTGTTTCAATAACCTCTTCGGTTTTTGGTTCATCAATAGTTACATCGACCTCTGGTCCTGATGTATCTAGTTCAACCATTTTATCTAAAGGTTTTTTCTTTTCTTCCTCTGGCATAGTTCCTTCCTATGTTAAAATTTATGCAAGATATCTGTTGGATCTTGCACAGTTGCTAATACTTCATCTTCATTTAAAAGACGAACTTCCCCACCTTCAATTTGTATTCTTGATCCTGCATAACGAGCAAAGATCACCCAATCACCGACCTTGCACCATGGACCGTTAGGATATCGTTCTTTATCCTTGTAACAAGAATCCCCCATCGCCATTACGTTTCCACATTGTGATGCAATTTGTTGTTTATCTATAGTTTCATGTGCAAACAAAACTCCACCTTTAGATTTTTCATTCATTCTAAAAGGTAGAACTAACATTCTCCAACCAGTTGGCTGAGGTAGTTTTGCTTTTTCGTTTGTAACTTCTTTTTTAGGTTCGGATTTTTTTACTCCGACCAATTCTTTATTTGGTGTGATTATCTTTGGGCTTTGTGCCGTTGATATTGATGACTGTGCCTCTGTTTTCATTTTGCTCCTTATCATCTAGCAGGTTAGAGAGTTCCTGTTTAGTTGCCTCTAGGGCGTTAATTTGTCCTATTATATACTTGTATGTTTCCATATTGTCAACCCCTCCGGACGTTACAGAGATTGCTAATTGTTTAATTCTATTATCTAGTGCTCGTCTTAATTTATATATTACGTTTTCTAAGTCAGCCATATTATATTGCGGCAAGTGCTCTTAAGCAGTCAGGGCAATTCTTTCTAAATCTTAAATGAGTTCCACATTTTTGAACTGCTTCTTTCTCTTCTGCAGGAGTTTCTTCCAAAACTACTGGTTCTTCTTTCTTCCCAAATAGAAAGTTCCATATTTTCTTTAAAATTTTCATTATTTTATCTCTGCGCCGTGTCCTCTTTTAGCTGCTCCAGCCGAACCACCATGTTTAAGACCAGCTCTTCCACCATCTTTTTTTGAAAGTACCATTAATTTACTTACTGGCATTTTTTTAGATTCAGGTTTAAAAAAATCTTTTGCTGCTTGTTCTCCACGTTTACCTGTTAAACCAATGTCTTTGTAATATTTTGCATCTTTTGCACCTTTTCTTAAACCACCAGATTTAATCCATTTTGCTGCATCTTCTGGATTTCTATATTTAGATAGAACTCTATCTGCACCCATTCCACCTTTTTTTACTGTAGACTCTGCTGAATCTATTTTTGCTTTCATAAATTTACCAAGTGTTTCAGATGAATCTTCTTTTCTTCGGCCTTTTCTTCCTTGGGTAAATTTTATGAATCTTCCTGAAGGTCCAATTTTTCCCGCTTTAATTGCACCCATACCACCGCTCTTCGGCTTTATCTTTATAACCCGATCTTTGTGTCCCATTATGAACTCCTTTTCTTAGCCATTTTCTTAAATGTCTTTGCTAACGCTTTTGCTCGTCCAGTGCAACCTTTTTTTGTAATCGGTGTACACTTTCCTTTAGTTCCACGTTTTTTAATTGATTTACTTACGTCTTGAATCCAGTTCTTATCTGCGGACTTACCTTTTTTTAAACCAACTCTTCCACCTGATCTATAACCATGAACAGGGATTCCTCCAGTAGGATAACCATCTCTATTATGACCTAAAGCAGGTTTATAACCTGAAGATGGGCTTGTACTATGCTGCAAAGACAAAGATGTTTGTCCTGCGTTTGGTGATCTAAATTTTCTGTACATTATTTTATATCTTTACCTTTTGAGACACCAGATTTGGTAATTGGTATCTTTTTAATTTTTTGAAGAAGTTGTCCAGTGTCTTTTAAAGCTTTATCAATACCTACTGTTGCTTCTCCTAATTCTTTTTTAAATTTTCCTTTAAGTTTGTGGCCCCAAACTTTTGTAGATTCACCTTTAGTTAATGTAGGTTTAACAGATTTAATTGCTCCGGTAACTTTCTTACCTTTTAAGAGTAGATTCAACCAACCCATAAGTTCTCCTTATGCTTTTTTCCAGTCTTTAGCTCTTTTGCCCCATTTACCGTAAGACTCATCTCTTTCAGCTTTTGCTTTTTTAGGATCTTTTTTAGTAGCTTTACCTTTTCCTAAACGCATGCCGATCGATTCATCTTTCTCATCTATGTATCCCTGCTTTTTTTTCTTACCAGCAGATTTGCCAGCTTTGTACGGGAACCTAGATTTGTAGGGTCTTGATCCAAAATCATTTCTCATATTTTCTCCTTATTTATTTTTTTCCATTTCTGAAAATTTGTGTACCCTTTATACCAAATATTGACGCACATACAAGTATCCATAAATTTGTAAACCATGACGGCAACGCCTGGAAATGTTCGAAGAAAATTTTTATCTTCTCCATAGCCGCCGGATCGTCCGACCAGACCCCCCAGGCCAAAATTATTATGGGCAGTGTGAGAATCGCAAGGACCACCTCGTCTTTGTAGTCGTTTTGACGGGCTTCTAAAAGTTTGCCCTGGTATTGCTCTTCGCCACTGGCCATCTTTCGCGCATGCATGTGTTGTGCATCAGCCATAGCCATTTTTGTCTCTTGACGCTTCTTGTAAATATGAGTTCCTGCGTTAAGAGCTAATTTAATAGCACCAAACCACATATTAGAACCAAGTTGCTGTTTGTTTTCTAGCTTTGCCTGTTCCTTGAACAGTCACTTTATCACCAGTAGGAATTCTAGCTCCTGATCCTCTAATACTAGATTTTGCTCTTGGATCTTTTATTAGATTCTGAGAAGGAATTCCAATCTTTTCAGATTTTCCTAACGGTGCTTGTTTTTGTATTGTCATATTTTTCTCCTAGGTTTGTATATACTAAGATCTAGGACCTTTCAAGGTTCTAACATCTTTAGCCTTCATTTTGTCTGAAGTCAGTTTAACATCAGCAGATATCAATGATTTCTCAATTGCTGTATCTGCTCTTAAATTAGCTAAGTCTTCATTCTGTTCCAGTTTATCATCAGTGATTTGTCTGTTTTGAACCATCTTAGCGTTATCCAAATTAATTCTTGCATCTACTTCTTGTTGTTTTCTTTCAGCATCCATAGCTTTAAGATCTATTTCTCTTTGTTTTAATTTAAGTAATGGATCATGATCAAATTGAGATGTAATTGTTTTTTCTTCTTTTAAGAATTCTTCCGTCATATCTGCAATCAATACAGCTTTTCTAGCTTCTATCTTTTGAGATATTTGTTGAAACTGTTGTTGCACCTGAGGGTTTTGAACTGCTGCTTGCTGCATCTGTGGTAACATTTGCATTTCTTGGGCAAATTCCAATTGTACTTGTTCTTGTGCCATCAACGATATGTGCTCCATAATATTTTTTTCTAATGCTGCAGTAATGCTAGGATTATTTCTAACAAAATTACTTGCCATAAAATTTAAGTGAGCGGTAACGTGTGCTCTATGATCCTGACCTGGAAACGCTTGGAACGGTTTCATACCCATTGCATCAATGTGCTCTATCGCTGGATCTTTTGGTTGATTCGGTGGAGGAGGGGGTAAAATTCTATCAATATCTTTAACTCCAATTGCTTCATACATTTTTCTATAACACATATATAAATTATGCATTTGTGGATTAGACATTGCTAATTGTAATTCTGTTTGCGCTAAAGTAATTCTTTGCGACATTGAAAATATATTTGGATCTGCAATAGGTAAAATATCTACTTTATCATCAAAATCTGTAACTTTAATATTTCTTTGTCCACCTACAACATCATAAGGATATTCTGGTGGTAAATAGGTGGCAAATAATTTTGCCAATAGTTTAAATTCTTGTTTTAAAGATACATACAGCCTTTTATGGATTGCTGACATTACCCTTGAACCACGTTCCAAAAGAGCTACGGTCGTACCAACAGCTGCTGATTGGTTCCCGTCACCGACCTGCATGTCAGCAATGGACGCGAATCTTTGTCCTGCTTGAACGACAATTCCCATCAATTGCAATAAAGTCTGAGATGGTTCTTTGTATGGTAAAAATACAAAGGCATCTTTTAAATTTCCACCTGGTGTATCTACATCTTTAAATTCACCTGGTTGTATGTTTGCAGCATCATCTTTTACTCTGACACCTCTTTGTTTAAATCCAGCCGGTAAGTTAGATAACGTACCCGCGTCTAATAACTGACGGAGAGCCGCAGTTGCAGTACGGCTCAATCCGCCAATCATATGAATGAGTCCAAGTCCGTAAAATCCAAGTCCTGGCAGAAATTTGAAATGGACGAAATATTGGATTTTATTTTTCGTTGGATCATTGGGCGCGAAGTTTCGTCTAATAGACAAAACTTTCCGACTACCTTCATCGATTGTAACAATGTAAGGTAATTTTATTCCTGTTGGTTCTCCATCTGAGCCAACATCTTCGAAACCTTCTAAATCAAGGTTAAGATGGAATTCTAATAATTTATATAAAGGTTCTACTCTTTGTGATTTACTTAAACCTTCTAATTCTAATTCTTTTTTCGATACAGGATCAGTATTTACATCTTGAGGTTTAGATACTTCTACATCTCTATAAAAACCAGATACTTGTTGTTTTCTTAATTCGTTTTCAGAAATTTTAACTAAATGACAAACGGATGTTGCATCTTCTAAAGAGGTAGCTGTGTATGGTACTATTAAATCATCAGCTGGTACAAATTTTGATACAGCTCTTCCTAATAGATCATCATAATAAACTTTTTTAAAAGTTGAACCTGCAAGGGGTAGATAAAATAACATTTGATCAAATTCTGGTTCATATTCTTTCATCTGATCCATCAATTGATAATTCATGAAATCTTTTACTCTTTGAGATTGTTGTTCTTTCATAGGATTAGTCATTCCCATTACTTGGGTTCTTACGGGTCCGTCTGCTGGTAATAATTCTTTGTAAGCTAATGCTTGAAACTGTGTAACAGCTTCAGCTAAAACTGGGTGTGTTGCACCAGAGGCACCTTGGAAAGGTTCCGTTCTATTTTCATATTTGAACCCTAACAGATCTAATCCAACAGTATAAGCTCTTTCCCAATCTCCACGAGAAGCTTTATATTCTCTGTAATCTCCATCTAGCTGACTAGCTAAGGGACTTAATACATCTTCGGGTAATAGTTCTGCTAAGTTTGCAAAGTGGTCGCCTTGTTCCGATGCCGGCATTGCACTTGGATCAAAGTCAATTAATGCACCACCATCTTCTTCTTCAGTGATCTCAACTGGTCCTTTTTCTGTTTCAGTTTCCTGTAAGTTAACGATCTCTGCAACTTCGTCGTCTGGTCGTTTAACGTTAGGGAGACTTTTATCGATTTCTGCCATTTAAATTCTCCTGTTTCTTCTTATCCTTTTTTACTACTTTAATCAACCCCTGTGGATTGGGCCCTCTTAATGGAGGTATTTCCTTCCATTTAACATGCTTCATGTTTTTAACTAATGTTGGATTTTTTACCATTTCTTTTTTAAACTCGCTATGCCGCCTTGTGCATACTGCTCAGGCACCCATGGTGAAAATTGTGGGTCACCAGAAACTTGAAACTGTTGCCATCCAGGACGAATTGCTTCTCTTAATTTCATTTTCCGATCGTATTCTTCCTTTGCTTTTATTTGCTGCATTTTATCATAAGCACCTAGTGAAAAATCATAATCTTTTAAAGATTCATAAAGTTCAGTTCCTTTTTCCCACATTTTTGGTACTTCTGTTTTTAAATCTCTTATTCTTTTTGGATCTTGATATTTTCCTCTTACATATCCTCTTTCACCCATAAATCTTTTACCTGGATCAGATTTATATCTAGCCGTTCCTCCAATATCTTGAGCTTCTTGAATTTGATCTAATTCCCATTGTTTTCCCTCTACCTTAGTACTCAAATCCATTAATTGACCAATTTTCATAGCTTCATTAATTTCTGCTTCGCTATATCCTTGCTCTATACCAATCTCTTTAAGTCGCGCTTCTGCTTGACCAAAATGTCCTCCTAAACCTGTCCAATTATCCATAGCTTCTTTCCAGCCTTTACCTTGGGACATATCCCATACTGAACCAAGACCTACAATTAAAAGTTCTCCACCAATCCATCCAGTAGGACCCATATTAGCTTTTGCCCAGTTCTTTGCTTTCATTAAAAAAGGTCTTATTTTTCCTGATTTAAACATGTCTGCTGCTTTCTTGTTCTTACCTGCTTGTTTCATAAAAGCATCTTCGTTCTGTTCAGCAAACTTCATTCCACATACTGGTTCAGCAAATCCTATTCTTCCACCACCAGCTTTTGCTAATTGAGAACTACAAACTTTTATTCCTGCAAGTTCTAAAGTTTTAGCTAACATTTTAGCTTTAGAACTTTTAATAGCTGTATTCCATGCTTTGCCTTGTGTTAAAGCTTTAACATCTGAAGCAGATTTTTCTAAAGTAGTTCTAGTTCCCGGATTAATACTTAACCCTGTTTCACGGTGAAACTGTTCCATACCTTTTCTTATTTTAGAAGGAATAGTTTTGTAATCACCCTTTAAGGCATTATATTGGCTTTCAAAAACTTCTTTTGGTTTTAAAAATCTTTTATTTTTTGAATCCCACGGAAATTCCTGTAATTTTACATTTTTAGCTTTAGGATTATCAGTATAAAATTCTTTTATACTCTTATTGTGTCCTGCTACTAAGTTTTCAACTTTAGAATAATCCCCTGTTTTTTTAGCATCAGCTAATTCTTTAATAATACTTTGAGACGTACCAGAAGCAATTCTATCAAATTGAACTTTAGCCCCCTGATTAATTTTTGAATCTATGATTTGAATAAAATTACTGTAAGCATCTGATCCCTTTTTTAAAGTAAATGTTCCTGTTCGAAGTGGAAAAATTTCATCAATATCCTTACCTATAACGCCTGCTTCTTTAAAAGCTTTTTTAATGACACCTGTTAAACTAGCATAACTATTTTTAGTTTTCATATAAGGTGAAAGTTGTAATTTAGCGTAGTTATAAGAGGCATTCCACATAGGGCCATACTTTTTCCCCTTAGCATCAAACATCATTGATTTAATAATTTTGTTTCCTTGATGTTTATTAGAAGTAATACCGTCTATCGCTAATTCACCTTTCATAACTCTTCCTAATTGCATAAAAGCATATGCAGATTGATTATTGGCAAATGCTTTTTTAAATAAATAAGACTTAGGGTTAACTGCCCCACCCCTATACTTTCTTAACTCGTCCATAAATTTTTCATCTTTATAAAGATTAAAAATATTATCAATTGTATTAGCTCTTAAACCTGTTGCGTCATATTCTTTAGTAAGACCTTCAACAATTTTCTTTAATTGTTTATTGAAGTCTTTTCCTTTTTTAAAATATCGACTGTCGTCAGCATGATGTATTGGTAATCCTTCTAAAACAGAGTGCCCTTTTCTAGTATCAGCTAAAGAAAATTGATCCCCTAAAGAATTATTAATTATTCCAACAATTTTTCTAGCTTTTTTAATTTTGGCATTTATTGCCGGATTATTTCCTAATTTACGTTTAGCAAAAGCAAACTGATCTCTTAAACCATTTGGTTGGTAAGGACTTCCTGCGTCTGATAATATTTTAGCTAAATCTCCGGACTTTATATAGTTCTTTTTAGTGGTTGCTATTTGATATTTTTGAACAATATCTTTTCTTGCAGTAGAAGTGTCAAAATCTGTAATCTTATTGTCTTTTAGCCATTTTTTAAATTCTGGATCTTTTTTAGGAAGATCTTTCCATTGAGAGGGCTGGTAGCCTTTTTTTACATAGTTACTAGCATACCCAGGCCGTGATCCGTCAACCGATGGTGTTACTAACTGTCCACCTTGTAACCCGATCCGTCCACCGTGAGCCATGTTCCGTGGTTCATGGGCCATGGATCTTGGTTCAA